GTTCCGTTTAGTTCATTCACGGCTCGAAAGCCGTATCCAGAAGAAGTTGATGCCATTTAAGGACTCCTAAGAAATTTAAAAACCTTTTCCGAAAGTAACCTTAGTACTACGCTCTTTGAAAAGAGGCATCCTAGGATCATTCTCGCGCATAAAATTGTTGTCTACAGACGCCATCTGGGTATTTGCCTGATCGCGGTAGTGAGCATCACGTTGTTCTGTAAACTCAATAGGTGTTTTGCAAAGTAGCAGGCCACCAATCTCAATGCTATCTGGGAAACGCAGAGACTGCCCCCCCATCAATTGCACTTCAGGATGATCCGATGCCTTTACAGGTTCCCAACCCTCTCGCAACTTTGAGGATACGTTGATGGCGTCAGCTATACCAAGAGTACTCAATCGAATCCAGCGAAACCCATAACCAGCCTCAGGGTTTGGTTCTGGTAGCAGTTGAGGAGGCGACCATTTTTTTGGACGCTCAACTTTATCCCGAGTTTCAAGATCACGACTTTGTGGCCTACCTAGTTTTACTTCGCTCATTTTTCCATCCTCGCTTGTTCAGCAACCTTACGGGCATACAGTTCCAGCGGAACATTTAGCCTTTTGGCGATATTGACCTGCGTCTGCGTAAGCACGACCTTGCGGGGAGCAGTGCTACGGGTAGCTGGGGCAACCACGTTCTGTTTTACTATACGCTGAGTAGGAGCATCAGCGGTATCCCCAGAGTCGAACTTCTCAGGGAATACTTGTCTTACACGGTTATTAACCCGTTTATAGTACTCATCGCTCTGCGGGTCAAGTCCTTCTTTGATTAGCCGATTATGCAGGCCAAGTGCAAAGCTGGTCATTTCATCGTCAGAACCAAACCAATCATTCCGTTTTTGCCATTCTATTGCCTTGTGGTCAACAGGTGGCGCTTGTGGTGTTTGTACCACATCTCTGACGGGTTGTAAAGGAGCGGGTTTATAGTTATTCACTCTGTCAGCTTTAATCCTTATAGAGGTCATATCCTCTTGGGCCTGTACTAGGGCGTCTGAATCTCCTGACTCATAAGCTTCCTTGTATTTCTTTTTGGCCTGATCCATTTCGCTGGCAACCACCTTCTTGGCCTGTTCCAGTAGGGCTTGTTGGCCTTGCGACAGCGAACCTTGAAGCCGTTTATTCTCCTCAACAATGGATTGCGCCATCTGGAGTGCTTCATCTTTTTCCCGTATCGCAGCTTCTTTTGCCCTGCGTTCATCGTGATAACCCTTGGTGAAGTGCTTTAAACGCTTTTTTGCGCTTTCTGTGTAGCCACTTAGCTCTTCGTCAGTAGGGTCAACAGGCGGTTCCGTCATTGCCGTTCTATTACGATCCTCCTCTGGGGTATCGTCTACAACTTCAATTTCCGGCTTTTCATCCGCCTCGGGCGTTACCACCCTGCTACCAACTCTAGATGCCTTGGCTTCTACTTCATCAGGGAATTCAAATTCTGTTTTTTCTATTTCAGCCATGTATGCTCCTAAACACGGGTTATGCCGCGAGGGTCTTGCACAACAGCTTCGACAGAATCATCATTAATAATTCTGAACTCCTGCCCGTGAATCTTCATCCGGGTTCCCGTATTGGGACGAACCAGAATAAAGTCGCCTGTTTTACAGGATGGCCCACTAGGGAACCGTTTCTCATCTTTAAACGCATCAGGCCCTATCTTTATGACAAACAGTACTGGGGAAAGCAATTCCTCAAACTGTATAGTCTGTCCAGACTTCAGTAACCCGTTGTCGTACCTGTCATCAGCTTCCGGTAGAACGCACAGGATGTGATAAGTAGCGGGGTCTGGAATCTGTTTGGCTTTTTCTTCCGCGCTATCTGGCAGCACAGATACGGGGCCGCTAGGGTCTAGCGACTGACCTATCAGGAGTTCACTCATCTTCATAATCCTTTATCTTTTTACGCAAGTCTGCTATGTCTAGCTTTGCGAGGCCCAGACCGTGAATAACCCCGCAAATTCTTTGGTACTCACCAAAGTCCTTACAACCCCCCCGTGTCAACGCAGAGGTCATACTTATCTCATGCTCATTTATTTTCTTCAGGATAACTTCTAGCTCGGTCATTTGTTATCCTTTCGCGCTTGCGCTAGACGGCGCTGGTTTTCCGCCATCTGCTCTGCATGGGTGAGCTTCTGGTTATGAGCTTCATGCTGGTGTATTGCATTCTGTATATGCACTTGACCACCATGAGCCATACCTTGCTGGTGAGCCTGTTGTTGCTGGGCTAGTTCTTGGGCATGTTTTTGCTGCATCATCTGCATCTGCGCCTGCATCTGGGCCATTTCCTGCTGATGCCGTTGAGCGGTCATCTCAGGGTTGTCCCCCTGTTTAGACGCCATTTCCTGCGCTTTAAGCTGCAACTCTGCTTGTTTAATCGCCAAGTCCCCGTCCACCTTTTTAGCCTTAGTTGCTGCTTCCTGACCTTTGATCTGCAATTCTTGCTGCTGAAGTTGCATGATTGGGTCTTGGGCTTGTTGCTGCGCTTGTTGTTCTGCTGCTTGTCCTTTACTTTGAGCCAGAACCTGTGCTGCTGCTTGAGCCACAAGCCTTGACAATTGAACCTCTGCCTCTGGTGGGAGTTCTTGATTCGGGGCAGGCATAAGAACCCCAAGCTGGGTTTCAACCTTCTTACGGTATGCGTAGGCCAAATGCTCTGACACATGAGCCAGTATTTCTGCCTGCATCTTTTGAGCCTGCGGACTCTGGCCTATCTGCGCCATTAGTAGCGGGTCTTGCATCATTGATGTGTGTACAGCAATGTGGGCGTCATGGTCTTGGTAGATAAACGCCTTGGTTGGTTTACCAGTAAGGAACGCCATGTTCTCCGAGATAGGATCACGGGGGTTCATGTCATCCTCAATGGGAACTAACTTATCTGCGTTCCTGATACCAAGAACTTCCAACATCTGCCTGTGTAGCTGGGGTAGATCGTAAATCTGCGGTGCGCCTTGGGCTAGTTGAATTGCAGCTTGGTACTGCATGATCCGCTGCGCCATCGTTGCGCTGTTGGGGTCACTAACCGGAATTACTTCTACTAGATCGTAGTCATCGCGCTTGGCCCTACGGTCTCCACTTGTAGGCTGATACTGATACTCATCGGGTGCGTTGTCCCGGATGATTGAAGCCAGCAGTTTAAACTCCTGCTTCATTGATGCGTGTACACGGGCCTGCACCGCACTCATCGTCTTCAGGGTGCGTTCAAGCAATGCCAGCGTAGTTCCCACTGGGGAGTTTGCGGACATATCGCTGATGTTCATATCAGAGATAGCGCCTAGCCTACGGGCTTCTTCGGTAATTTGATTCAGCAAGGCCAGCAGGGTTTGGCTTGGCTCCTTGTACGGAAGCGGCATGATGTTGTCGCGTACTGTTCCAGACGCTACATCTACGTCCCGGAATTCACCCGGAGCTATGGGGGTGTCATCACCCTTGATCCGAAGACCCCTAGACTTCAACCCGCCGGGTAGATTTGCCAGCGATCCTGCGTCTACTAGCTGCCTGATGAGGCTCGTACCCGCCCGTGCGTACCCACCTATAAGATGAATTAGTCCAAATCCATAAGCTCCAAAACCGGGGATGTAGGTGTATTGGACAAAATGCTGGCGCTTTAAACGCCGATCATCTTCCTCATTCCAGTTCCTTCGGATAGCCAGAACTGTGCTGGTTCCCTTTTCGATGGTTATGACATACGGAAGGGCTATGCCGTCTTCATCTTCGTACCCCGGCAAGTCCCAATCAACGTGGATTTCCAATAGCTGATACCTATCGTCATCGGTAACACTATAGCCCTGCTCTTCTGCTTTCTTCTTCTCAACGTCCGTTGTGATGTGTACCGGATCACCTAGGTCTACATCGCAGTAGAACCCAGCTACTTGCAGCTTCTTGATTTCATTCTCGGTCTTACGCATCATGTGCGTAACCCGCTCTGCCCTTTCCAAGCTTGACGCTCCGTAGGGGATGATCATTTCTTCGGCTGGAACAAACAAGGAAACCTGCCGATCAAGTGCAGGATCGAAATACACCTTTTTGAATCCTGCGCCACTCAGTCCTAGATTGAACAACATCCGCTCATGTTCTGGGCGGTATTCCGGCATCAACTCCAGTATCTGGTAGTTCATGTCCTCTTGAACTCTAGCTGCTGCGTCTTCTTTTGCTTTATCAATAACGCCAATAATCTGCGTTTTGACTGGCCCTTGAGCAGGGAATGTTTCCATTGCCATCTCGGCTTGGAACCTGATCGCGGCTTCTGTAAGAACCGTTGAGTACACCCCGCAGGCTCCGTTCCAAGGCTCAGTACGCTCGTCGTACTTCATGCCCAGCACTTCTAGTCCTTTTACATACGCCTCGACCCAATCCTTCCTTGAATTTACATCTGCGTCCACTAAAGCACAAAGTTCTGAAGCAATGCTCTGAAGTTCAGATGAACTCATCTCTTCTGCAAGATTGTCGCCAAACCCGCCACCGCCTTCTGCGTCAGGGATCAAGGTAATCTCAACACTTCCATCCGACATGGTTACCATCTCGGGATTAACAATCTCAATCTCCATTGCTGGTTGTTCAAAATCATCTGGAATGATGTCGCCCAAACCCAGTGGGGCTTGAGACAGTGATTTTTCTATAGCCATTTTCAATCCTTAGTAGTAGGCGTGTTGATTCTTACGCCGAAAAATCTTTAGGTCTTCTTTTTCATCAGAATCCATCTGAATGAAGCCACCTTGCCTGAATCTCAAAAGGGCTTGGCTAGTGGAGTCCACAAGGTCATCATGATCCCCGTTAGGGAATGCTGCCATTTCCTCCATTAGCTCATCCGCCCACCTAGTGTTGGGACACCAAACGATCCCAGATGCAAACATATCAGAAATTGCATTTACACGGGCTATTTTATCCCCGCCTTTGCTTGGTGTGTACTCAGACAATGGTATTCCTACCTTCCTAAGCTCATAGATCAAAGGTGCGCCTGCCGCTTTCTTTTCAATGATCAACGTATCGGGACTCCATTCCTGCCAAAGCTCCAAAGCCTTCTTCTTTAGCTCTGGGAACTCCATCCGGTGTTTAAATGCGTCCAAAACTATGATGTTTATCTTCATTTCACCACTTTTATCCGGGTGTTGGAACACTCCCCATGTGGTACAAGCTGAATAATCTGCCCTTGAGGACTTCTCAAAGGCTGTATCCCATGACTGAATCAAGTATTCGCAGGTTGGTGGTCTTTCCGCTTCCCAAATCTTCCACATATCCCGTTTAACTATGGCCCCTTCTTCTGAGGTGGGGTTCTGTTGGTACTGCGCTTCCCATTTAGATACAGGAAGCTCTGCTTTTAGTGCTTCTAGCTCTTCCTTTTTCCAGAAAGCAGGCCACAAAGGAGTACCGGACGGCAATATGGCAGGGAAATCTATGATCTCCCAGTCATTTACACCATCTTTTTCTGCGTTCTTCAGTATCTGCCCGGTCAAATCCTTCTTAGACCACCGGGTCATCACAATAATAATGGCTCCTCCGGGCTGTAAACGCTGCCTTGGCCCGGATGTGTACCACTCATACACGCTGTCATAAACCGCTGGGTTACCCTGCTTTGCTTCCTGCTCGGAATGCGGATCATCAATGATCAATAAATCTGCGCCTTTACCCGTTACAGCACCGCCAACCCCGATGGCAAAGTAATCCCCACCCTTGTCCGTATTCCATCGACCCGCAGCTTTTGAATCGCTAGACAACTTAACATTAAATACTTTGGCATACTGTTCAGAAGAAACTAAATTACGCACCTTTCTTCCGAATCCAACTGCGAGTTCTGAGGTGTGGGCAGTCTGGATAATCTTCTTGTCCGGGAAATTACCCAAGAACCAACTGGGTAGTAGATAAGAAGCAAACTCCGATTTGGTATGCCTAGGTGGCATATTAATGATTAACCGTTTCAGGTCTCCTGCTGCCACCCTCTCAAACGCATCTGCCATGATCTGATGGTGCTTACCAGAGATAAACCCCGGCCACATCTGCTTCACATAGAACAGGTAAGAATCCCTACACCGTTCTACCCTGTCCATTTCCATCAAAGCAAAAATCTTACTGCGTTCAGTCTCAGGTAACTTATCCGCTACCTTTAGGTACTCGGCTATCTCGCTTTTTGTCAGTAATGTCATAGCCTAGCTACATCCCTAACCGACCTGTCCACAATCCGAATCGCATGGAACTTGTAAGGCTTAGTTACAAGATGCCCATCATCCTTTAACCTGTGGACAATCCTGTGGATGTTCGACTTGGACTTCAATCCCAAACCTTTTGCGATAACCTCATAGCTTGGCGGTACGCCATGCAATCTTGCATACGCCTTGATGAACTCAAGAACAAGCTGCCTACGTTTTGTCATTGTTCTGCATGTACCTAATGGCTAGGTAAATTTCTGCGATCTTGTCCAAAGCATCTATGGCTTGTTTACATGCTTCGTCATACTTCTTGTCAAGCATGGCTAGATGCAAATCCTTCAGTGCCTTCTCGGCCATCATCGTTGGGTAGGCGTAATCAATCATTTATGTAGTTTAAACGAAAATAAGAACGTTCGCAAGTCCTCCATCCCACATACGAACGTTCGCATCTATTGTTTAAAATTTTATGTAGGGGGGGGTACGATGTTTTCAAAAACGAAGGGGGGGGTGTGGGGGGAAGAGGGGGGTAGTCGTTTGAGTGGTGATCTTTTTAGGGTTAACCGTTTGAGTGGATCATAGCGTTAGCGCACGCAGGGACGTTAAGCCACAATCCGAGGGGTGGGGCATGGGTGGGGTCGCCCTCCAGCCGTTTTACCAGCGTTCGAGTGGCGTTTACATGCTAGGCACTACGCTTGACGTTACTCAATAGCGTCAGGTGACCGGCCAGTTCTCGCTTGAGTTGCGCCGCTGTCACTGGTGCTGGCGCTGCGCTTGAGGCGGTTGCAAATAGACCTGATGCCTTGCCCACTAGCTCTAACGCCTTGATGCGAGTGCCTTCTTGCTTCGCTGTTGTAGCACAGTGCAGCAACTGTCTAATCGTCCATCTTTTCGCCGCAGCCTGATCATCTACCAGATTCTCCGCTTGCATTTCCCATCCATCCATTAGAGCTTGACTCACTAGAGGATGCTTGGTTAGCTTATGGGCTGAGGATGCGATATTTCCCGCAGTGCCTTGGGCATTTGGATAGGCATCCTGATACGCTTGGCGTTGGGTTTTCCCAATGAGGATGCCGTCAACGAATGCCGATTGGGATGCCGTCATCATTCTTGGTCTTTTGCTTCCTATTGGGTATCCGTCTATACGGACTACTGGAGAATCTGCGAGGGCTGCAAGCTGTTCCGCTTCGCTGAGTTCGACCCCCGGCGTGCTATCAATATCGTAGCTATCCTCATCGTCCGACTCCAACCCCGCGAACCGGTCATCATCACGCACCTTGCCCATAGCATCCCCCTACTGTTTACACGCTACCCATAGCCTCCCGCAGGCACTGGATAAAATCACATAGTGTTCGCATTCTACCTTATCCACAGGATACCCGCGCAGTGTAAGTTATCCCAGAAAACCTGTTCATAACCTTATCCACAGGACTGTGGACAAATAAAGTTATCCACCGCAATCTGTGGACGGAAAATGCACCAAAATGGGGAAAACCTCGCAGGTGAGGTCAAATAAATATTTCAAGGGTAGAGTACCTAAAAGGGCTGCAAATGCCTTGTAGAGGCCATCTACCGGCCAGTAGGAAATTGTCTGGCATGGTCTTTGCTACGCACATGCGCGCACGCGCACACAATCTTGCAGGCAGCATGATAGTTGCTCCCACTGTACAAATGAACAGTAAATATTTTTTGCGAGCAAGTCAACGCATCGGCATAGAGGTGCGTTGTATAGGCTGGCGATAGCTTTAAACAACAAACTAGTACTAGCAAAGGACACCATGAAGGCTTGCAAGGTTATTTTTTCATTCGGGGGGTTTGTGCTGGTCGGCTGCGCGGCAGCGACTGGTATGGACGGTGACGTTGGCGCAACGGCATATTTTCTTTCAACCGCAGCCTGTATGTGGCTGGCTGCACTTATCTGAGAATCCAGCCGAATGCCTTAGGGCATCGGGCTGCATTTTCGCAGTTTAAACGTGAGGATATGATGGAATCAATACATTCAACCCGAGAACAGTGGCTCAATGCCGCAGTAGAAGAGGTGAGGCCGTTCTTCACGGCCTACGGCCATACCCTCCCACAGGCCATCCGGGTCACCTGCGGCTTCCCTAGCAGCGCCAAGCGCAGCGGGGCCATTGGCGAGTGCTGGAGCGATAAGGCCAGCAAGGACGGCTGCATTGAGATAATGATCAGCCCGGTGCTGGACGCACCGTCGAGGGTATTCGACGTGTTGGTGCATGAATTGTGTCACTCTGCGCCGCAGTGCATGAATCACGGGGCGACCTTTGCGAAAATCGCCACGGCCATGCTGTTAATCCCCGCAGCAAGTAGCTGGAAAGCTACCGTTGCCTCGCCTGCATTCGATGCACGGTATGCCAACATAATCGCCAGCCTTGGCGCGTACCCTCACGCACAATTGTCGATGGGAGGCCGCAAGGTACAGAAAACCCGCATGTTGCTGTTGCAATGCCCTTCTTGCGGGTATAAGTTGCGTACCACGGCCAATTGGCTGGCGCAGGGGTTGCCCACTTGCCACGATGGCGCATTGTTCGCGCAGGTGGCGGCATGAATGCAGTTGCTATTGAACTGGCAAACCTGCCATTGTCAATCATCGCCCCGGCGTACAGCATTTTTGGTGGCACTGGTCGCACCACTAAAAGCGGCGCGTGCCTGTATCTGGAGCGATTGATTCAGTCGGGTCAGATTAAACTGACTGACGTCCAGACGGTTCGGGCGGTATCGTCAGCGGAAATGCTGGCAATAGTGCAAGGCACGCAATTTAACCAAGTGACGCAAGCGGCTGCGGTGTCTGATGACGCGCGAGTCGATAAGGTCGAGCGTTTGCTTGATGCCACGGCCAAGGTTGCAAACCGGGCCGAGACCACGGCCATGGACGCCGCCCATGTTATAGGGCAGACCAAGACCGAAATTGTCGCAGCCCATGCGGCATTGGGCTTGCTGCATGACGATATCAAGGTGCTGCGCGAACAGGTCAAGGCCGCAGGGTCGATATCAATTGACCCGGTAGCAGTGCAGACCGCAATTGGCGAGGCGGTATCTGTTGCGTTTAAACCGTTCGAACAGGCGGTGCGTGATGCTGGGGCAGAGGCTGCGGTTGAGGCCATGGCCGGGGCCAAGATCATCAGCGTAGCAACGGCACTGGATGTATTCGGCGTCGATGTGCTGGACGCGAAGGGTCGCCAGATGATAGTAGACATTTGGGATGCAGCCGATGCGCCAGCCGTAGACCCGATGTTTATCTGGACAGAAGGCATCCTGAAGCATTTGCTGCTATCGCAGCGCACCGCAGAAAATCTATGGTTTGCGGGTGATAAAGGAACCGGGAAGAGCGAGACCGCCCGACAGTTTGCAGCCAAGACCGGACGTTCGTTTACACGCATTAATTTTCACAAGTACACCACTTGTGAGGATTATGTCGGCGCGTTGGGGCTGGTCAACGGTGCAACCGAATTTGTTCCGGGGGATTTTCTCCGGGCATTTACCTGCCCATCCACTGTCGTGCTGTTGGACGAAATCACCAATGCAGACCCCGGCGAACTGGCAACGCTGAACGGTTTTCTGGAACCCAACAGTGCCGTGCATTATGGCGGGGCAGTACGCCGCCGCGCACCGGGTGTGCTGGTGTTTGCTGCGGACAATACGCTGGCGAATGGCGATGAGTCGGGACGATATGCCGGGACGCGCACCATGAATTCTGCGCTGGCAGACCGATTCGGACGCATGGTGAAATTTAGTTACTTGCCAGTGGCGCAGGAAGTCGAGGCGATACGCCGCCACACCGGTTGCACGGCCAAGCTTGCCGAACATGTTATCGGGGCCATCACCGCTGCGCGTGCCAAGGTCGAGACCGCCGACATTGTCGATGCGCCGTCGATTCGCAGCGCCATTGCGTTTATACGCGCACTGGATGTTCTCAGCGTCGATGACGCATGGGATTCGGCAATAGCCCTGCGCCAACCTAGCGAGTCGGCATCGGCACTGGCCGGGATTAAAGCAGCATACCTGAACGCTGATCTTATCAAGGGAGAACTGGCATGAAGGCAAAGTATTTCGGTTGGGAATTCCGCGCTGCTGTTGAGGCTGCGGCAATGAAGGTTGCCGCGAACCTGAACGAAGGCAGGGTTGCGCGTGGTCTGCGCGTCAAGTCCCAGATTCGGATTATCTGGAGTGCCGCTGTAAGCACCGCCGGTATTAATGGCGATGGGCAGGTATATCTCTGCGATGTGGCCGATGATGCGGTGATGGATATTAAGGTGCTGAATAAGTATATCGGGTATGTCGTGCATGAGTTATTGCACAGAGAATATACCGACTTCAGTGTTGGTAATAATAGCGGCACGTATCTGCGAACGCTGCATAATGCAGTCGAGGATATCTGGATTGAACGCCGGGGTATTGAAGCCAACCTGACCGGGAATATTAAGGGTCTGCTGACCGACCTGCTGGCGGTGATGGTTGATGAAGCAATGGGTGAGGTTACCGACTGGTCAGACCCGCGCCAGTATCCGTTTGCGCTGGCAGTGTATGGTCGCAATTATGCCCACAACGTGCCACTGGCGCAGGGGCTGGAGCCTATATTCCGCGAGGCCAGCAAGCGCATCGATATTTGTTTTAGCAGTCAGGATACCCTGATGGTCGCGCAGTGGGTATATGACCAACTCCAGCATTTAAACGCCGAGTCGGGCAAAGAGCAGGGCAAAGAGCAAGGCAAAGAGCAGGGCAAAGAGCAGGGCCAAGGCCAAGAGCCTGGGCAAGGCCAAGGCAAGGGGCAAGGCGATGGGTCTGGGAAGGCCACTAAGGGGTCTACAGGCGACGATCAGGGGCAGGGTAAGGGTAAGGTAGCAGGCAACGATAAAACGGCTGGCAAGGCACGCTCGCCAGTGCATAAAAATGGCAGGACGTTTGAACCACGCGAGGTCGAGCCAACAACATCTGCGCCAGCCGGGGCGGAGGGGTCTGGCGGGTCGTTTGACCGCAAGGCCGGGACGCGCAAGGAAGGGTTTCACTCATCCAGTACAGATGCAGTTTGGACGATACAGGCAGGGGTCGCAGGTAAGCTACGTTATGAAGTCCGAAGGCTGTTTGAGAATTCGGGGCTAGATGAATTCCAACCTCACCGCAAGACCGGGTCGCTGGATTCCAAATTGCTGACCAAGGTTGCTACAGGGTCGAGTCGTTTGTTTAAACGCCGCATGGAAGTCGAGGGCATCGACAGTGCAGTGGTGATTGTGTTGGATGTGTCGGGCAGCATGACCGAACAGGGCAATGTGAAAATTTCGGCTGCGGTGCAGACCTGCGCTGCGCTGCTGGAGACCCTCGCCGCTGCTGGCGTGGCGACTGCGGTGTTGACGTTCGATAATTACACCAGCGTGCTGAAGCCATTCAATACCCACTACAAAAAGACCCTGCCCCTGCTGCAACGTGTTCGGTGCAACGGTTCGACAAACGATTACTTTGCCATCAAAATCGCGCATGAGATGCTCTTGCAGCGCGGCGAGGCACGCAAGGTAGTGTTTGTCCTGACCGATGGTGATGGCAACGTGGCGCAAGCTAAGGCGCAGGTCGCATCTGGCGTCAAGCTTGGATTGACTACCATCGGAATCGGCATGATGCACAACGTCAAGCGGGTATATCCCAACAACGTGACGGTGACCGACATTAGCCAACTAGGTGCAGCGTCATTCAAACAGATCAAGCTTTCAGTTTAAACAAGGAGAATCAAACATGAAAACAAGTGAACTTAAAGCCGCTGCCCTTGATTGGGCGGTAGCAAAGGCCGAGGGCAAGAAGCCCTCTATTGAGCGTAATTTGATTTGGACTCGTGGCAAGAACACACCTTATGCCTTGTTTCAGCCGTCAATTGATTGGGCGATAGGTGGCCCGATTATTGAACGGGAGCTTATCGAAATTTACCCAATTGGAGTATTGGCATGTAATGTTGAATGGTGTGCAAGAAAAGTAGATACTGATGGTGACTTGATGTACCTTTACGGCGACACCCCCCTGATTTCAGCTATGCGCTGCTATGTGGCGTCCAAGATGGGCAACGATATAGATATACCAAAGGAGTTAAATCATGCCAATGGTTGATATGTTTAATGATGGTGATGAGCATGACCGGGACTGCGGCAGACTGTTTGGAGTATTGGCTGCGCTGATCAATGGCGCAGACCTACCGCAGGAGAGCAAGGCGGCGGTAGTGTCCAAGATACTGGTGCAGATGGTCAATGGGGATGAGTCAAGGGAAAATTTCCTCACGGCCATGGCGGCAGTGTGGGATTTTGAGGCCGTCATTCCTGATTCTGCGATGGATATCCATTGACCCCCGTCAAGTGCCTGACCCAATCTGACCCGCAATTTCTCAAGACCGCATATGCCAACCCGCAGCTTTTGGAATTGCATGATAGTTGCCGCTTTATCAGGCGCGGCGAGAAATTTATTCAGTACCAACCTACCGAAAAACGATGGTGCGTTTATTCGAACGCATGGAGACCGGGAGACCCGGCCCGGTTTGTAGGGGCATTCGATACCGTTATCCGCGCAGTATTCAAGGCGCGGACATGAACAGGGGGCTTATGCCCCCTTTTTGTTTACACGTTCAAAGCACCACAACCAAACCCTGTATTACACGCACCAGTGGATTTATTACACGTTTCCGTGTATTTTCTTATCACGCATTGTTTGCTGTTTAAACGATACATTGAACCCCGCATGTATGGCAAACGAACCCCGGAAGGTCTTGATTTAACCCCGGACGGTATGACAACGAACCCCGGACGAACTGACAATTAACCCCGGACGGTATTTGCGTGTATGTTTAAACGCTAAAAATTGTCCAGCTTTTCTTCGTATGTTCCGCTTGTTTTGTTGTAGAGCATGGTCGTTTCCCCCTGCTGGCCTACCCAACGATACCGGCATTTCCAGACTGCGACCTGAACCTCCGGGCCTACGCCACGATGCACGGTGATTCCGCAGTCCGTCTTGGCCCACCAAGCCATCGACCCGCTGATTGCCATGCCATCGGGTCTGGGTTGATCCACGCCAGCCCGGTTGATCTTGGACGGGTGTGCGACAAACCATGTGTGGACATCATAGGTCTTGCAGAATGCCTGTACACGGGTGAGCATTTTGCTGATGGCATCGGTTTCGGTTGCGTTGTCGCGCTGAAGGTCAATGTAGTTGTAGGGGTCGATTACGAGTCCACGAACCCCCATACGCTTCACCGCAACCCTTGATCGCTCAAGTATTGAGTCTAGGGTTGATGGTTCCTCGCCGTTCGTGTCGATGAAAAGAAAGTGATCCGAAACCCATTTAAACGCAACATCCTTCTGCGCCTGAGTCATGCGATCTTTGCCATCAAAGAACCGACTACCCGTGTAAATTTCCATCAACCGACTTATGTGGATTTCGGGTTGATTCTCAAAAGAACAGATGGCGAACTTCCATGAGGATTTTCGCGCCAGATTGACCATGATCTGATCGACAAAATTCGATTTACCAGACGATGGATACCCGGTGACCACCGTCAATTGCCCCGGTGCTACCGTGTAAATGCTATCCACGGACGAGTACCCGGTGCTGAACCCCCGGCCCGTCCCCTTCGTGAAGAGGTCGTTTAAACGCTGCTCAAAGGTCGAGGCGGTGGAGAGTCCTGCGATTGGGTACGCAGCCGCTGCGTCTAGGATGTCTTTTATATCCCGTGCCGGGTCGTAGCTTTTCCGTGCAGGGTCATCGTTAACGAAAATCTCGTTGAAATCTTTGCGATCAAACTTGGCAAGCCTGCACTTGTCCTTGCCTATTCGCCTAGCCAATTCTTCAGCCAACGCTTGGCCCGGAACATCTTGGTCTGTGGCAAGGATCACATACGGTGCTGCGTCGATGATGTCCCTAGCGTTCCACACATAGGCGAACCGCTTGTCTTCGCTTGGTAGAACTTTCCCATCTGCGACCTTGATAGGCGCACCCGATGGGACAGATACCACGTTAGGTATGCCTATCTCCATGAGGGTTAGGCAATCAATCTCCCCCTCAACAATGATCAGGGGTTGGCCTTTGATGATCTGGTCTATGCCAAAGAAGTCATGTGCGCCTCCTGATTCTTGGGTGTAGTCCTTCTCTGGGAAGCTGCGGTACTTGGCTGCAACCAATGCACCGTTGCGGTAGTAGGGGAACCCGATTGCATCTGTAGTCTTGTCGAGTTTCCCAAAGAATTTCTCGGCGGCAAACAGCTTCATCTTGTCTGCTGTGCCTTGACTGATCCCCCGTTTCAACAGCCATTCGTAATGGTGTTTTTGTAGCTTATTGTTTACGATGGAAGCTTGTGGGACAGCGGACAATTTACGCTCCTTTGGTTGTACTGATCCGTTTGTTTGGCAATGATGGCAATGGTAGACAACTGCGCCATCATCCTTGCGGGTCAGCGTCATGTCCTTTTGGTTTGCTTTTCTCCGTTCTGGAGAACAGTAAGGGCAAGCTACCCTTGTAGTCGCGTCGAATCGAATTGCTTCGATGAACTCTGCGTTCATTTCATCGAGCCGTCAGAATTACGTTTAAAGCTTCGATTCTTTGACGGGGCTTGAAGCTTTACCCCGGTGCTGTTGCTTCCACCCTTGCTCAGGGCTTTCACATGGGCAACATCCTTTCCGTTTACATCTGCTCCTTTCTTCACCATGTCTGCTCGGGCCTTGTTGCGTGTGGCCCGGTTCAGAAGCTGCTCTGGCTTACCCTGATAGTTGTCATACTCCTTGCGGTAGTCTCTTGGCATATCAATCCTTAAATTTGGTTAACATGGTCTGCGGTATGACGTAGGTTAGTCCCCGGCCTAGGTCATCTAAATTCTTTTCTTGGATCGCATCCTTGGAACTGATGAACCCAAATAAATTCACATCGTTTACATCAACAATGGCAAGTATGTAGACGTCCACATCATCTACCTTCTTGTCCCGGTGTATCAACAATCTTCCCGTCTTGTACCTAGTGGACTTGACATCAATCCTGTCGCCCTTCCTTCCTATCAGGTCTGCCAAAACCTTTTCGGATCGAATGGAAAGATCAGGCCATAGGTTTAAATGCTTGGCTACAGCCATCTCCGATAGCACCCCATCCCTGTCGATTTCTATCGGGTCTTGCGTACCCACCTGCTTGTCCACTACCCCGTTGGTTCTGTTAGCTAAGTTCCTCATCACCCCCAACATCTGCGCCAGTATTGCCTCAGTGTGGCTCATGTGGACGATCATTTGATCACCATATTGTCTGCTTCTTCTTCCAAAACCACAACCATTGCGTTAGCTATTTCGCAGGCTTTTCGAACTATTTCCCATGGGTTGGTGTAGTCCCCCTTTTGGATCAGCGCAGCAGCAAACTGCATTGCCATCACATCCCTAATTTTTGGTTCGCTCATAAGACTCCTTAAATGTTAGGTAAGGGGTAATGTAAATTCTACGCCCCTCGTCGTAGTGGCTGAGTACCGACAACTGCAATTTTCCTGACTAGGGACAGTTGCCGGGGCAATGCTGACTTACATTTACAAGGCTACGCAGCTTCGCCAATGATGCACCCTAGTCCAATTTATAGTTCATCCCACAAGAACATCCCGTGTGGGATTACGAATAAGCCCCCTAACCCCTCCCATCGGTGGCCCTAGGGGGCCGTTGATAAATTCCACCCAAAGACCCCCCTACCCCACTGTAAACAGCGAGGAGGGAGGAGAATGGTTCCACCGCCTATCGGCATCTGCATGTCAGCTTGCGCTGAACCCCGGGCTTGCAGATAAGACCAGCCCCACGGATTGTTACGGAGTTGCACCGCTCCTCATGGAGTTACCGTGTAACCCTGTGCTTCCACGCAGGCGGGTTGTCCTCTTACTAACGGATGGAGTCCGCACCGTTGATCTAGCCATGACTGGCTCCGATGATTCAGCAACCCTGCTTGTGGGTTGGATGCGGAAAGAAAACAAAAAAGCCGATAGAACAGACCCCGTGTAGAACGGCCACCTTGCACTAGGTGCATAGCAGCAACCCCATGACGGGGCCGGAGTCTGATCTATCAGCTTTCAAGTCGGCGGTCTACTTCCAACTGGCCTCAATGTAGCACAGTTTTTTAGGCCACGCAAGAACTTTCTGAACTATTTTTCATTCTACATGCACAATGAAAATCGCAAAAGCCAGCTCTTGCGAAATAATAGGTCGTGTAAACGGTGTATTGGGTAAAAGAATACCCGACCTATTGCGCTTAACTCTGCGTTATTTTTGGTACGTTTAAACGTACGCATGGTCTTATGTCTTATAGGTTAGTGCTACAATGGCTATGCGGGTTGCCCTTTACCCGCAGTTGCTCTTAGGCCACCCTCATACGGTGGCCTTTTTTTGTTCCACGATAATCTCTGCCCTTGGGTTCAGCTTGTCCAGATGCCAGTAGGTATGGCGTTCTTTGACCTGTCTGTCATTGATGTAAACACAATCCTGAAGCAGATCAAGGATCAGGGTTTCATCCAGATCAGGTCGCCTTGACGCATAGTAGATGTGCATGGTGATGCACAGGTCTCCCGACATCAACGGGTCTATGACAGGGCATTGCTGTTTAAACATGCCAGAATAATTTAACGCCTTCTCCGACTTGATCAGTCGGGACACCCCCCCGAACTTTACAACCCGCCTTGAGTTGGACTTGCTTGCAGGCTCACCAAAAATATTTATCGAAAGCACTTGCAATTCTTTCAAACTAGCACTATGATATGGTTTCTTCGTCATCGCAACCTCTTGGAACAACATGAAAATTACGAACCTACACGGTGTGCCAGCGACACTTATGACTCTGGCAAGCACCGAATACTACAGCAAAGGAGCATCCCAGTACAGTGTAACGGAACTCATGTCGCCACCTAGGATCAGAAGGTTGCGCGAACAGTACGATGGGAAGGTGGAGCAGGACGTATCCGACATGCTGTGGCAGTTGCTTGGCTCTGCACTACATGTAGTGATGGAGCGTGGGCAGACCGAGGGCCACATCACGGAGGAACGCCTGTACAAGGAAGTGGATGGCGTGACTGTGAGCGGTGCGATTGACCTACAGGAGGAGACCCCGGATGGCGTGATCATTACGGACTACAAGTTTACCTCTGCGTGGGCAGTGATGCAGGAGAAGCAGGAATGGCACGAACAGTTGAACATCTACAAATGGCTGGTCGAAACGGTCAAGCGCAAGAAGGTTGTAGGTTTGAAGGTCTGCGCTTTGATCCGGGACTTCAGCCGCCACGAAAAGAAGGAGGGCTACCCCGCATCCCCGATACAGATGGTGGACATACCGATGTGGGATTCGGTCAAGACAGAGTTGTACGTCAGGGGCCGTCTTGAGATGCACCGCAACGCCAAGGTCAGCCATGACTTTGGGGAACCACTACAGGAGTGTAGCAAGGAAGAAAGGTGGGAAAGGGATACCACCTACGCTGTAAAGCGCGAGGGTCGCAAGACTGCGATCCGGGTTTTTAAGACCATTGAAGAAGCTAACGATCTTTCAGAAAAGGAAAAAGGCTATGTCGAAACTAGGGTTGGAGAGTCTATCAGGTGTGCAGGGAACTACTGCGGAGTTGCCGAGTGGTGTGACCAAAGGCAAGCCCATGTCGCCAATTGATTTGCTACAGATCAATGTAAACGAACACACTGAGAAGAAGAACGGGCTTACCTACCTGTCATGGGCTTGGGCTTGGGCCAAGGTTCTGATTGCTGATCCGAAGGCTATTTATGAGGTGCAGTTCTTTCAATCGCAGGACGGTAAGCCGCAATGCTACATGGATGTAAACGGCACTGCAATGGTTTGGGTAACGGTAACGATGTTTGGCAAGCCGATTGCCTGCCAGCTACCCGTGATGGACTATCGGAACAAGCCGATACCCAAGCCTGATGCGTTCGCTGTAAACACAGCAATCATGCGTTGTCTCACAAAGGCGATTGCATTGCATGGTCTTGGCCTGTACATCTACGCAGGTGAGGATATGCCAGAGGAGGTGGGAAACCAAGAGGAATCGGGCAAGTTACCGGGGGTAACGCCAGAGGCTACCGAGAAGGTAGAGCAGATCGTGAAGAAGGCGATCAAAACGGTGGTCGAGGGGGGTGATCTTGAAGATGCGAATGCAACGCTGTTTGGCGAAGCAATCATTGAGTATCTGAAGCTTAACGAAACCGAGGCCGATCTGAAGAGTTACTGGAAGAAGAATCAGGAGAAGTTGGATTCGCTGAAGGTAACGCACCCGACACTGTATGGACAGGTCAAGAGCCGCTTCACGGCGGCAAAAGAGAAACTTAAATCAAAGGAAACGACATGAGCGAACAAAGGAAAATTTACCCGGACTCAGGCAGCTTGTTCTCCAACCAGCCCAAGATAAGTCCAAAGGCTCCCGACTACAACGGAACCATCTACCTCGACCTGAGCAACATGACAAACATCCAGAAGATTGACGGGTTCACGGTTGTTAGGTTGTCGGGCTGGAAGAAGGTTGCCAAGAATGGTAAGACGTACTTGTCCTTGGCTGTTGACCGTTTCGAAAGGAATAAAGAAGTCGAGAAGCCCAAGGTTGATCCGGTTGATGACGAAGATGTACCTTTCTAAGGAGTAAAGCATGGACGATAAAAAACATCCACGGCACAACCTCAATGTAAACGAGCAAACCTACGAGAAGCTAACCATTCTTCAGCAGCAGTTTAAACAAAGAATGGGGATTAAGCTAACCATGGGCCAGCTTATTGAACATCTGATTACTGAGCATGACAATGCCGCTCCAGTTTGAAGCTAGGAAGGTAGCGTTGAAGCAAGACCGTACTGGTTTTGTTTTGACGCTGGCTCTGCATCCTGACGAAATCCCAGAAGAGTTACTGCGGGATTTTGTTGGGTGCAGGTATGCCTGCGTGATGGTGAAGATCAATGATGATGAGTCACCAACGCAGTACAACAACCGAGTGCAGAAGGCTGGAATGTTTTGCCGGGAACCCTATTTCCACAAGTTTATGTCGGTTGCACATAACGCTGTGGAGTCGGAAGAAGGCGCGGCAGATACCCTGTGTAAACACTGCGGAATTAAATCAAGAACAGAACTCAACGGCAACCAGCAGGCAAAGAATTTGTTTGACGAGTTGGTGAAAGAGTACGGAGCATGGAGATTCCCAGATGACCCTTTCTAAATACCGAGCCTTCATGGCTTACATAGAGCCAACGGAATTGGTTCGATTGAAGAAGTTTGCTAGGAAGAAGAAGACAACTATGGCCGGGGTTTTACGAGAAGCCCTGTCCTCAAGGTTGGCAGAAGGTGATCCGTACATGGCTGGATTCAATGCTGGATTGAAACGGGCTATTGAGGTAACGGAAATTACATCAGGCGCGCAGATGCGTTTTCCATCCGGCAAATCGTTTGCGGAATTGGTGGCGGAAGAAATAGAAAAACATTACATAAAGGATGAGCAAAATGTCAATTAAAAATGAAGCATTAAATCGTGCCTTCAAGTTGCTTGAGGCTATTGGTTGTGAGTACAAGATTAAGTTTGAAGGAGTATTCTACGGTGGACTTGTGCTTGATTCTGTAGGGGTAAAGATTAGAAAAAAACGCATTAAGCGCAATACAGACCCACAATATTTTGCAATGAAGAATACAACATCCAAGATGGCGGTTGGGGCAACAGTTAATTTTGTTTGCAAAATTGGAGAAGGTGAAAGGATTCGTAGTAATCTAACTTGTTATATTGGAAAGATTTGGGGCAAAGGAAATTATGTTACAAGTTTAAAACACCATTCTGGTAATGATGAGGTGATTATATTTAGGGTTGGTTAATGCTGACAGGAAGAAAAAATCAATGCCAAGGATGTAAGGAGTTCTTTACTGCAAACTCTTCATTCAGTAAGCACCGTACCGGAGAGTATGGAGGAGGCAGAAGGTGCATGACTGAAGCCGAAATGCTGGAAAAGAAAATGTCTAAGGATAAAGATGGATTCTGGATGACTAGAGCATTTGATCCATCTGAACTTAACAAATTTTTAAAGGATGTAAACGATGAAGACGAACATGCTGACGAGAGTACGTCAACACTTTAGCAACCCCCTGTGTCCCACCCACACCAACAGGCACAACATGAGGCAATGGGTTAAGTCTGTACGGTTCCTTGGGAATAAATGGTTGCTCTCGGTACAGGTTAAACGCAAAGAATCATGACAGTACAGACCAAACACTTTGTCAAATCCCCCGATGTTGTAAGCAGCAGGGTAAAGAAAATTATGCACATCCAGCAGCCGTTTAAACCAAGGGAGAAGTTAAAGGGGGAGGTAACCGCTCCCACCTTTAACCACCTGAAGGACGGACAGGTATACAAGACCGACTGGGTTACACCAGCAAGGACGGGGGCAGTAGACCATTTAAACATTAAAAGCAGGGGTGAACATGACTGAATGGGATTACAAGTACCTTCAAAAGGATTCCTTCCCGCTGGGGTTTGAACACTCCTACGCAGATACTATGGTGGGTGTTGTCCGCACGGTGCTGGCTATCGTAGGTGTAGTGGCGCTGGTGTTCGTCATTGGCTTTCTGTCGGGATATTTTTGGGGTACAAGATGAAAGACAAGGCATTGAAGCTGGCGCTGGAATTCTTGGAGCAGCTAAAAGAAAACCATTGGGGGAACAGGCCAGATGTCATTGCGACAATCAAAGAAGCATTGGCAGAAACCGATTCTGACGCAATAGAAACCCTCGTTTACATGGCTGGCTTGCGGGACGGCAAGAAGATGGAGCGTGAGGCGTGTGCAAATGTAGCTGAAGAAGGTTTGATTGGACACACCATTGCAAAAGCTATCAGAGCAAGGGGACAAGCCTTGGCAGAAAAAAGTTCTGATGAAATAGAAACCATTGTTTACAAGTACTCCACTCTATACGGGAGAAGACCAAATGACTGACGAAGAAATAAAAGTTGCCAAGATACTGCGTGACTGCCAAGAGATGCTGAAGAGTAGTGGAAACGAAAGTGAGATTCGTCGGCAGCTAACCATAGCCAAGCACATCCTCTACGCTCAATTGCTCATGCAGGAGAAAGTGAAATGAAAAAAACTATTAAACATTCCTTAATGGTTGTAAGCACTGCGCCTAAACGCATTTGGCTTGACCTTGGTTTTGACCCGTCAGACGAGATTTCCTTCCACGAACTTCATGATGTGACTTGGAGCCACGATAACGCAACTGGCTATGGAATTGCTTATGTCCGCGTAGACACCACCCCGCCGTACCGCAAATGGGTAGGGCTGACGGATGAGGATATGCAAGAGCTTAGAACCCATATTTTTGATTTTATTGATGGCGCTAGATGGGCAGAAGCCAAACTCAAGGAGAAGAACAATGACTGATGCAGTAGCATGGATGGACGGACAAGGGAACCTATACAGGTATCCCGATGATGCTGACCGTGGGCAGACGATGCGTCCCCTATATCTTGAGCAACCAACGCACCCCAACCTTGAGGAGATTCTAAACAGGGCAGGGTTTTACCGAAGGAGGGAGTGGGAAGGATTGACGGATGATTTTTGTTACATCGAGGGCAGTCGGGAGGCAGAAAGAATTACTATACCGCCCAAGCGCGTATGGGTAGGGCTGACAACAGAAGAAATATTGGGATTACAGGATTTTGCATACGCAGATGATATTGAATTTGTGAATCATATTGAAGCCCTTTTGAAGGAGAAGAACACATGAACGCACATTGTAAAGATTGCAAAAATCACCACAACGCCAAGCACCCGGCTGGGTCAAATATGGCTAAAAAATATAATGATTGGTGTTGTTTATTTAGTCGCTGCGCTAGTAAGGCTGTTGGTGAGTGCAAGCTTAAAGAAGGTAAAACAGTATGTATGAGCGACTGAACCCACCGAAGCGTGATTGGGTAGAAACAAACAACTCCGCTTGCGCTATCCTAAGGCAGGTACACGATATGCTGGCGTTGGCATCAGTACCACCTAGAAAGGCATGGGTAGGGCTGACGGATGAGGAGATAGCGCAATGTAGCTATGACGAAAATGGCTTCATGATTGATCGGCAGGTGGCAATGAGGGCAACCGAAACCAAACTCAAGGAGAAGAACAGTGGCTGAACACGTAATGACGGATGCCAATGGACGCAAGTACATCTCCAATGAACCAAGACTTGACCAAGGCCCAGACTATGAACGAGGGTTCGTGGACGGCATGATGTATCAGACGCAGACTAGCGTAGGCAAGGCGGTAAACGCAATGGCACAACGGGAATGGGTTAATCTAACCGACGATGAGATTAAAGAAATCGTAGGATCATGGGGCGACACGCCTGTAAAGGGATACACCCGCAAGCTGATGGATCAGATAGAGGCTAAGTTAAAGGAGAAAAACACATGAGTTACATCGTGGCATCGCTTCCACCCATCAAATGCTTTGTCAAGAAGGAGTTCCTATACAACGATGAAAAGGGTCACGGAGAACTAGAGCCAGCCATCTGGGTTAGCCTCAAAGCCCTACGGGGGCAGGTGTTCCGCATTGAGTCGCTGCTGCCAGCTTACGGTGCGCTGTACGATAAGCTGCCCATCCATGCCTATGTGTGGCATGAGAAAGCTGGCAACCTACCCGTTGACACGCTCCAACTTTGGGACTGCATGGGCTACAGGTTTACCATCGTGGAGAAGATTGGTCTACGCAATCTTGGGGTTAAGTTTCTTGGCAAAGACAAGCAATGGCACTTTGGTAAATACTTGTTCACGGTGGACTTCTGCGCCGATGGGCTGGACATTGATACGGGGTTCACCGAGCAAGCAGAGGAACATAAGAGTTTTAACTTTATCAGGCTAGACAACGGGCAGTTTGCCACGCAGCCCAATAACCGTTGCCTGTGGTACGACCAAAGTCTCATACCTGCCGAGACAAAGTTCCCAGACTTCCAAGCAGCGAAAACATTGTGGACTGTGGACGGCACGCGCAAGTGGGCCGCTGATGATAATTGGTTCTACAACATCACGGAGAAGAACACATGAAAGACGAAGAAGATGAAGCCTTTGATGAACTCGACAAGCGCATAAACCGTGTGCTAGAGCATTGGACTCCATTAACTCCCATGACGCAAGCTGAAATTGTTAAGCATTGGGGTAGTTGGATGACTATGTATGTAAGGATGGTGGAAGAAGCTCACGGTATAAAGGAAACGAAATGACCCATGATGAGATTATCCAACTGGCTTTTGATTCTGGGCTATCGGTAATCTGGGGCTATCCCCATCCTGATCTTGTTAAGTTTGCAAATCTTGTGGCAGCAATGGAAAGGGCAGCTTGCGCCACCATGGCGGATGGTTGTTTAAACATTGAGAAACTTGGTGATGAAATAAGGAAAAGAAAATGATTGACTTCCTTTCCACCAACCCAAACATAGAAACGCAGGCGAAGCGTAGCGCACACCTTCTTGCTGCGGTGATAAGCAGGGCCATGCTTGACATGATGGAACGGCCAACCAAGGAGGAGGTTAAAAAAAGACGCAATGATAATAGCGATGCACTGCAAAGCCTGAGTTTTTTCTTTGACGATAATAATAATACGTTTAAACTGTACTCTAGGCTTATTGGCATTGACCCAGAACCATTCCTAAAACAGTTAACTTCCCTGAGCTACTACGATGCATCCAAGACAAAGTTTACCGTCCTCCAGCTTAGATCACTGCGGGTAAGAATTGCTTGGTACAGAAGGCGTCCACATTTAACCGTATTAAAAGAAAGCATGGATAATGAAATGCCCAACGTGTCAAGCCCCAACTGAAGTAAAAGATACAAGGATCAAGGATAATCATGTCATTAGAAGACGAGTATGTTTCAACGAACACACTTTCAAAACCCGAGAAGAAGCATTCCAAAAGGAAGAAGGTCGAGTACGATCCATTCCAAAGGGTGGATCAAAAGCTACTGGCAAAAATGTACCGTGAACAGGTGCGTAGGAAGCAAAAGGATGCTCCACGATGAGTAGCCCCCCAAACTTTGCTGCGTGGAATTCGCAGACCCTAGCCAACTTTGCCCATGAAGCTTACCTACAGCTACAGACGCAGCATGATCTGATTCAGCAGCTTATGGCTGACAAGAAGGATGCGATTGAGGCTTACCGGGAATTGATCCTACGATATGACTTACCGAAACAGTAAGCTACTGCGATCCCTACGGGATGCTCCATGCCAGATATGCGGCATAGAAGATGGGACGGTGGTTGCCGCGCATTCTAACCAGATGCGGGATGGGAAGGGAAGGGGACTAAAAGCCCATGACTACCGCATTGCTGCTCTTTGTTTTACCTGCCACGCAGAAATAGATCAAGGCAACAAGATGTCTAGGGAGGAGCGTTTAGACGCATGGGAGAATGCCCACCGGAAGACAATTGGCTGGCTATTCGATAACAATCTTATTTCTGTGCAAACACCCTAATGGTTTGAATGTTGGATGTAAGCTGGTTCTGCGCCTTGGTTATATTCAACAGTGCATCCCTCTTGGCATCTGCACTCATGCTTGATCCTTGAATCATGGTTCTTATTTTTTGGAAATCGTCCATTGTTTTGTTTAAACTCTTGATGTACCCTTGAGTTGCAAGAACCCTCATGTTGTCCTGCTGGTACTTAGCCATATCGGCCATGTTCCCGGTTCTTTCAAGGTAGTTGGTTGTGCGGACTACCTCATCCACAGAGTTCTTTAGATCGTAGTACCCGGTAACAGTTCCACGGGCTTCTGGGTCGATAGCAAACCTTTTGATCACCGGAAGCTGATTAAATCGTTTAGAAGCTTTTGGAGAATCATTGTTTAAATCCATGATGGTATCCAAAGCTTGGACTGCGTACATGCCCATAGTCCCGGTGTAGCCGCCGACTAGGTGATCAATCACCATGGGTGACATGTTCAGGTTCTCCCCTACCATCTTAGCCATATTGGAAGTTGAAGGCCCAACCTGATATCTTGGATCAAGACCTTCCACATTCCTACCAATTACTGGTCTAAACGTGAAGAAGGAGAAGTTGGTTACCGACTCAACGATGGGCAGTGCAACCTGCGGTACAGGGTTTACACCAAAGGTTGACACAACTTGCCGACCCATGGACTTCAAGAAGTCCTTGCCAGTATCACTACCAAAGGCAAGAGCCATGATCCGCTCAGGAATAACCTTGAAGATTGTTCCAACCTCAAATGGGATTGGGATGCGGATTCCAAGGGACGGGATCAGCCAGTTGTTGTCTCGGGTTTCCTGCTCTTGCTTCTTGTACTCATCATCATCATGGGTCATGGCGTAGTACAACGCAGTCAATCCCATGATAGTAAGTCCACGAATCAGGAATGCCTTTTGAATGGCCGCTGCGTCTGCGGTTGCCATCTGCCCAAACCCGGCACGGTAAAGGATGTCCAGACCCTGCATCCGTGCGTTAAGGAACGGTATGGCTGCTGTAAGTATCCTGATAACAGCAGAGCTACCCTTGCGGTTGAAGTTCATCACCTCCAATGCCCGGTGCAGGGCTTCTACATCATTACCCGTAGCCTTCAGGGTTGCGTCATAGACCGACATGCGGGTAGCCGCATCAGACGCCATAGAACCCTTCTCAAGGGCATCCCATACACCTGTAAACGGCATAGCCGCCTTTTCCGCAGTAGTCTGTGTACCGCTCACCTTACGAAGCTGCTTGGCAAGCGCCTGACCGCTTTGCTCTACCCCTCGGGAGTAGTCGTACCCACCCAGTACACCTGCGTTTAAAAGCGCAGTGAACGTTGGGGATGTACCAGCTATTGCCCTGCCGTAGTTAGCCACGGTAGAAGCTATCGGGGTCATCTTTGCACCACTGGTAACCCATGCGGACATGGAGTCGCGCATTAGGTTGACCATCATAAAGCCGGGGTCTTTGGTAACCAAGTTACGCAAGGCGTTGGCCGGGGCGGATAGGATTCCAATGAACGGCAGGTCTGCTATGTTTAAAGCACTAATGGCATCAATGAACAGCTTGTCGGCTGAATCATAATAAACCTTCTCGCCCTTCTCCAGTACCGTGAAAACGCTAGGGGCGGAGCTTGGCGCATTAAGTCTAGTGGCTTGTCCGAGTTCTACCGCCACGTTCTTAGCCCTCTCGGCTGCAACGTTCTTGATCCCAGCTTGTATGGATGCCTGAGTGTTGCGGACAATGGTTTCAAGGAAGTCTGCAAGGGGTGCTTCAGTCCCGCCTTTGTACTTCTTAGGCGCACGCACGCCGCCTATACTTTGGAATATGTTTGGCCCTACCGTGGTTTCGCCTTCAAGCTGACGATAGAACGGTATGTAGTCACCGTACTTAATCATCTCGGCTGCGCCTTTAGCAGAAACAACCCCGGTATCCACCATGAACTTTACCAGCCCATTGTTGTACTTGATCCATTCTTTCTGAATCTTTTCAAACTGCGGGTACTTTATTCCTAGTTCTTTTGCTTCATCCAGTTCTTTCTGGGTGTAGTTCTCTTCAGTTCCATTAGCCAAGAATCTAGTACCCCGTTTAGCACCAGCCCAAAATTGGTACATCTGGTAGGCCCGTGGATCACCCATAGCGGCCAGATCGTAGAAGATAGCTAGTGGCCCCTTGACCGTACCGTTTTGATTGCTTACGGTGGTCATACCGTTCTTGAAAACCGGGATGCCACCGACCTTGTCATGTACGCCAAAAGCTGCGGCAGTCAATCCTGCGCCTAAATCAGAATGCAAGGCAGCAGCCTCTGCGCTTGAGTTGGCAAGCAAAGCAGCACCACCCATCTTCTCAGCAAGCTTCTTGTCGTACTCGCTCAGGCGGTTGTACCTGTTCAGGAACGCAGCTCTAAGCATGGACACTGTGTCGCCTGACAGGGCTTGAGTAATCCGTTGAACAAATCCTTTAACCTCCCTACCGGGGGTAATACGGTCAATGCTTGCGTTTATAGCAGCACCGTTAGGCATTGCATTGATCTGGTTCCGCAGGCTAAAGCGTTCCATTTTGCCGCCTTTACCAACCAAACGAATGCCATTGTCTGCGGTTAAGGCTACTGCAAAATCGTCATAGTAACCGTCATAGCCCAGTGTGTCAAAGATCTTAGGCCATGCAACAACCATCTTACCTTTGTCGGTCTTGTATCTGTCAACGGTGCGGGAGTTAGTTACTGCACGGAAAGCGGCAGTGTCAGCGGTGTCACCTTTTCTTAGAAGTTTGTAGTCAGGAATTCCCAAAACTTTGTTTAAATCATCGGCTTGTTGCTGAGTTAAAACATAATCCTTGCTCATCAAACGATAGGGACGGTCTGTAGCTGTTTCAAAGACAACTCCGGGCTGACGGTTCTCGCCTTGTTCTTCCGCAAACTGAACTGCCAATGGGTCGGCCTCTGAATTTGCATATTGTGTGGCTGTTTCTTTATTACCAAAGAACACCAAGCCGCCTTCATCTGTACTACCGCCGCTTGTTTTTATAGGTGAACGTGGAATTAAAATTTTGCCAGCAGCTTCAATCTCTTTGGCGCGTGTCTCATGAGAACCGTGGTACAGCAATGTGTCTTCGGGTAATGTGTATTCCTTTTTGTTTTTTGGCAAATCAGATTTTTTAAATTCACGCAGGCTGTACCTAATATCCGGGTTGTTTATATCGTAGGTTCCCCTGTTCCCGATGGCGGATTTAACCTGCGTTGGTTGGAATACAGCAAGATTTTTATCACCATTCTCTGAAACATAGAACGCATCAAATCCCAGTTCCTTTATTGCAGCTAGTACGTCCGGGCCTTCAACGGTATTCCAGTTGTTGGTACGGGCAAAGCTTTCCTTCTTTACGGAAGGAACCTTGTCCATGACTGCTTTGACATGGTCAGGGTTATCATAGTCAAACGGGTTCTCTGCCCGTATGTACAGGGGCAGAATGTTTGGCCCCTCGTCCATAAAATTAGTAACAGCTTCCCTGAACTCATCCGTTTTGTAGAAGCTCTTGTCTGCAACCAGCGCAGAAATCTGTTTAGCGGTGTAGCCATTAGCCTTAGCAAGGCTTTTAGCTATTGATACTGCCTCGGCCATCTGCCGGGTGTTTAAAGTCTTTGGAGCTTGATCTGACAACCACTGGATTGATTGCTGCGTGTACCGTTCAGCAGTGTCTGGGTTGTCCGTTACAAAGATAGCCCCGGCTTGGTGGGGACGGAACTCGGAGATATCACGGGCTGTACCGTGATACATAACCTTGGGGTTGCCATCCTTATCTACAATCTTACTATTCCCAAACCAGCGTTTAAACTCAGGTGTGGTAGGTGCGCGGAGACTTAGCTTCTCCTGTTTAATTGGAATTGTTTTTTTGGCTAACTTAGTTTGGAACTGCTGCTGATCTGGAACAACAACCGTTTCACCGTCAGTTTTTGGATCGTACTTAACAAAAAATCCACCCGTTTTCTTAGTGGCAGTTTTTTCGCTTAATGTTCCAGCTTTGTTCTTCAACCCAATAATCATACCCTTACCATCAGGCTGTTTGGGATCAAGGAATCTAGCATCGTAATCATCACCATTCCACACGCGATAGGTGTTTCCGGTTTCCTCATCATTTAAAAACAAGGGGATGCCAGATTTACTGGAAAAGGCCATTGCTACATTTTTACCGTTATTTAAACGGCTACGCATGGTGGCCCAGTTATGGTCGTAATTACCAGCCCTGTCTTTAAAAAACACTTTCTCGCCATCAACAACCTGACCAAATCCTGTAGATGAGTATGTCAGATGATGATTTTTAGCAATAGATTCACTACCTAGTTTGGTGTAATCATAAAATTCAATATTTGGGTTTTCTTCAATAATAGCCCGAAACATTGACGGTTTAAAATCAGACGTAACATTTAAACGTACAGCGGGTTGATATATTTCCTTGGCTTCGTTGTAGCGTTTATTAGTTTCTTTATTTACTTTAATCTGCGTTTCTGATGCACACCATTTATTCAAGGAATCAATTTCAGCTTGAAGCAATGTGGCAAACTCTTTAGGGTGAATTACCAAAGCCTCAGTTTTGAGGTATTGCATCATACGAGCAGCGGCCCTAAAAGAACTTTTCTGAATATCGTTTACATCTTCAGAAGCTGCGCCACCAAACATTAAATTACCTCCAGAAGTTTCTCCTAGGCATAATCCTTCGCAGATAGCTGAACGTGGGCAGGTAGATACCTTGTCCGATATTTGTTGTGCAGAAGCTAGACCCAGACCCATAGACGCAACGCTATTGCCATCCCAATCCAAATCATATTCATTAACTCTGGTTTTTTCAAGCTTGCCGTTTTCCGACAACAAGGAGCTAACGTTATGCTCCTGCTTTAAAAGCTTACGAGCGGAGGACACAAGTTGGCGGCGTTCTGCTGCTGTGGCAGATTTGTAACTTTGTACCGCATCAGCAATCTTGGCTTCGTGATCTTTGTAACTGAACACATCCGTAATTGCAGAAGTCCTAGACTTTTGGATAGACTGCAATTTCATCTTCTTATTAAAGAAGTCGCCTTGAGCTACCGGAATATAAAAATCTTTTCGGCCATTACTATGCTCCATGTCCATTTGAAGCAATTCTGGATGGGCATAAACCAATACTGTACTGCCATCCAAGTCTTGGTCAAAATTCCCGCGATTACGCAGTACATCTGCGCCAACCGATTCATTAGTCAAATAAACACGGTTACGACCCTCGGAAGGAATAACTTTTTTGTTAGATATGTTTACCGCATTTTCTTTGGTAGTGTGGTAATACAGAGTTATCGTTCCATCCCTGTTAATTGGCACACCAAGCACTGCATCATAGGATAAATGTTTGTCTGGATTAAACGCTTGAAGGGAATACTTTGTTCCATCTTTGGGTAAATCTATGAAGCCTTCAGAAACATAGGGACGTATTCCATTTTCCTTTTCATATTCCTCTGCGTTTTGTATGGTTTGTTTGTCAGCTTTCCACGCATCTGTGGATTCTGCTAATGACATTTTCGGTGCTGCTTTTGCTTCAGCCTTGGTAGCCTTCATCTCGCCACGCTCAACCTTGCCAAAGATGTCTTCGTAGGTCTGGAACCCAGCGCCTGTCAAAGCGTTCTGCAATGCTGTAAACAGGCTACGCAGCTTGTTAAGCAAAGCCGTCAGCATTCCGGGAGGTGCGCCGTTTACATCAAAATCTCCAAACGCATCTGCGATTGCTTCTTCGATAAGAAGTTCTTGCATCTGCTGGTCGTTTAAAACAGCCTTCGGGGACTTGTTCGGGTTGGCTTGGTTCCAGTTGTTTGGCTCTGTCTGGTTGATGTAAACATAACCATCATAGCGAGACATGATCTTGCCATCTAGTTCTACGTTATTGCCCTTGAGGTACTTGTTGATCCAAGACTTCTTGGCTTGGTTCTCCAGAACAGCATATTGCTGTGGGGTAAAGAATCCTAGCTCCTTCAACGCATGGAAGGCTTCATGGCGCATAATCCGTATTGGATTGTCTACGTTTAAAGCAACCTGTATCAGCTTTGCTGCGTAGGAGCCTTCTGCGTTGTTTTCAATCGCAGCTACAACCTTCAGAGCTACCTCGTTTAAACCAAACTTATCTAACGCCGCACGGAGTTTATTGCCAACTTCTGTGGCTTGGGCTGACCTACCCTTTACAGTTACACCAGCCCTTACCAGACCTTCATCGGTTCCGGTTGTGGTCTTTACTGCAATGCCTTCTGGGGCAGAAGTTCTTCTGTTTTGTTCTTTGGCTGCACGGTTTGTGATGCCGCCAAAACGGGTATCACTTGCAACTTTGGCAAGCTCTTCGTCTGGGAGGTTTGCCAGAACGTGTTCTTCAGCAGCAGCACGGGTAGGGAGCGTGACCGTTGATTTTCCATCTTGATATACCGTGTGGCCTTTCCGAGCTTTAATCTTTTTACCAACAGGTTTAAACGCTAATGGAACTAGGAAGCCTTCTTTTGCTTGTTTAAACGTAGCAATCCGGGCATTCAACACTCGGACTTTTCCGGGCTGGGCGGCTTGGAGCTTTTGATAAATCTCCGTTCCAACCTTCCCATCAGCTTCCATCTTGTCAAGCTTTTCCTGACTCTTAGCTATCTGGTCTTCTGCTTTCTTAACATTAGCATCCATCTGCTCTGCGCGTTTAGTGCGGAGTTCCTGAAGGCGGGTAACCTTCTCTTGGGCAGCGGCTTGGTCTGGAGCAGAGCCTAGGACTTTGTTGTCAGGCGTGTAAATGTCGTACTTGGCCGGGCCTTCGCCTTCTTGGAATTCTTCTTCACGGATTTCATAGCCAGCCGGGAGTTGTGCGCGAACCTTTGCTGGCTCAACGGGTTTAGACGGGGTAGCCTGCTCTATCTCGCCAACCTTCTCTAAGGTGATTACATCGTTCTTCGCGGCGGTGTCTATGATTGCCCGTGCATCACGATCTTCTTTAATACCAGTAGCGGCTTTGATAAGCGGCATTAATTCCGTTACGGAACGTGGCTGGGCCTGAAGAATGCCCACTGCATTATTGTACTGGGACTGTGTAAACGTTGTAGCGTTTGAACCTTCGGGCAAAACCGTAGGTTCCGGCGCAGCTTGCATTGCTTTTAATGCCTTAAACGCAGCATACAACTGGGGTTGCGACAAAGCGTTTAAATCATTAGTACCCGTAGTCCTACCAAGGAAATCATTGAATCCCTTAGTCCCAACCGAGATGTTTTTTTCTTCGGCTGCGTTGAGTACATCCTGTGGGCTGTATGCTTGTTCACCTGTAAACCCACTCTTAGCTGCGACTATGGAATCCAAAGCGGCTTTCTCGCCTTCGGGATTCTTCTGCGTCATCGCATTCTTAACATCTTCAATGGAGAATGACTGAAGCCTAGGCAATCCGTTCTCTTGCCTATATTCATCTATGTACTTAGCAACATCTGGGTTTAGTTCATCCCTAGTTACATCCCCAAGCGGGTTGATAAGTTCATTAACAACGGGTGGGGTTATGGTGCGTTTAGGTGGAGCTGGAAGAGCAAGTAGTTCTGGAACACCAAGTTGTTCTTTTGTTTTTTCCTGCTGTGCATAATCAGCCGCAGCTTTCTGGATATCCTGTGCTTGTTTTTTGGCTTCAAACTCACGCTTCTCACCCTTGTAGCTAACCGGACTGATTGCTGCGCCAGTCAAGCCACCAATTACTGCATCTCTGGCGGCTGCTCCAGCAACCCCTTGCATAAGCGGAGTTTCGATACCAGCATTGGTTAGGGCTAGATTTTCTACTGCCTGACCAGTACCACCCTGTATTCCCTCTGGAACCATTTCCTCCAAAGTGCTTCTTGCCGTCATGCCAATTTTGGTTGGCGCGGTCAATGGTTTGGTTGGCAATGCACCCAATCCGGTAGGAACCTTTGGCTTCAGGAAAGCTTTGGGAACATATTTCTCTACACCCGTAACCATGTCCAGCATTCCAACAGCAGCGCCAGCAGCTAGACCCGGAATATTTTTGGTGTTTAAATACTCCTGCGACTTTATAGCTTCTGCTTCAGCTTCTGCTGGAGATTTGCCAGACTTCTCAAGCTCAGACTTAACCCTTTCATAGATGCTGGATTTGGTTTCTCCAACCCCTTGTAAGGCTCCAAAGATAAGTCGAGCAGTAAGACCTACTCCAGCGGCAATTGCTACTGGAGCCGAAGCTACGGAAGCAATGAGGGCGGCTGCAATGGGTACTACGGATGACCCTAGACCTTGAGCTAAACCCTGTAAAGGAGCTTCAACAACCCCGGCTATACCAGAGCTTATCTGCTCACCAAGTCCTAGGCTTTCTGCGCGTTTAGATATCTCACCCCTGCGCTGAATTTCTTCTTGACGGTCTGGGCTAATTTCCCTTTGTAGGCTCTCTTGCTTTTCCCGCAGGTACTTGGCTGGCGCAATTTCAGCGCCAAAAATACTGGCTAATGATCCTAAACCTCCGACAACAGCAGACGCTCCAGCAGCCCCAACATCTTTAGCCGAAAATGGAACAACAGGAGCAGCTTTTAATTGTTCGGTTGTTGAGGCTGCATATGGATTCTGACGCAAAACCTCGGCTTTAACTTGCTCTTGACTAGCCCCCGGTGGGCCTTCAATCTCGTAAGTCTTCCCATCAGGAGCCGCGATTTGGTATGTTGTCATGGTTTAATTGTTTTAGCAGTTCCCCAAACGGGTTGCTGTGTTGGTACTGGCTGTGCTTTTGGTAAGGATTTTAAACCTCCTGAAGCAGGACTAGATGAGTCAAACAATTGTTTTGCTCTGGCAAATGCTGTATCGTATTTTGTTTGTGCTTCCGTATGTTCTTTTGTACCCGGAGTTGTTCCAAGTAAAAACATATTTGCAGTTTCCAATTCCTTTTGCATGTGGGTAAGGTAAGCTTTTTGCCTTGCAACATCTGCGGTCTCAAACTTACCAGACTGCATTATCTGCGCTGCCCTACTCATAGCGTCTATTCTGCTAAGTGTTTTATCAGCGGCCATAAGGTCTGCTGTAACCTTTTGAAGGTCGCTTGGTCGATTTGCAGAAGCAGCCTGTATGGAGTTGGACATTGCTTGCAATTTTTCCATTGCGCGGTTGTGTTCCCGCTGGATAGCATTGCTTTCTTTCTGTACCCCAATCGTATCGGAACTGGTTTTAAGGCTTGTCGCAGCCGTTATTCCTGCCCTGCTAAACTCATCATTAGCTTTAGACCAAGTTGCCTTAGCTTCTCGTAATGCGTTTACATCACCTGATGCTTCGGCTCTAGCGGCTTGCTCCATTGCAGCCCTCATCTCACGGGCTTTGTCCCTGCGGATTGAATCTGCGGCCATGTTTGCATCTTGCTGGGCTGCGTAGGCTAAACCCATACCTCCGGGGCCGCGCATCCCTCCAGCTATGTACTTCAGAAGATCAGAGCCTTCCCTGTCCTTCTTCATCCTTTCCGATTCTGCCTCGTAGGCGGAAATGTCTTGGTTCCTTGTGTCGCGTACATCCATTGGGACACCAGCAGCTCTAAACGCTTCTGCCTTTTGTCCTCGCATTTCCTCAAGAGATGGCTCTGCTGATGTGCCACGGAACTTAGCCATCAGGTCAGAGGCATACTTCATAGCCGGGTCAACCCCAGATGCGGCTGGTGGTGTATCCTGTGGGATACGTTCCGCATCCCGGTTAGAAGCTGCCCTTTCAGTCGCAGCCCTTGCAGCCCTTGCAACCTGCGCCTTACGTTCTGCTTGCAACTGTGCTTCCCGAATCTGTACCGGTTCTGGGTAAGGAACTGCTTCCCCTTCAGCAAAGGCAACAATCCCCCCGCCATCATAGTTAAACATGCGTGAGTTAACCGGAAGGTTTGCCAACCCACCTCTTGCTGCTGTAAACGGCTCAGGCTGTGGGTTTGGCTGTGGCGTCATCTCTGAGGTGGGCATAGGAGCAGCACCAGACTGATCCGCCATTTGCTGACCAGCTTGAGCAACGCGAGACCCAGCTAGGCCCATCAATCCAGCCTTTTGGTTTACCTGTTGTGCAACGCTAGGATCATTTCCTTTAGAAGCTCCCGCAGCAAGTTTTGCTTGCTCATCAGCGGATACCTTCTCATTAAGAACGGCAGTGGCAAGCCAGCCATATGGCCCACTCTGCTCTTGCTTCAACGACTCTATAGACAAGCCTTTGTAGCGATCCTGAAGCTGAACTATGTTTACATCAAGCATTGATGGTAAAGCTGACATGATTTGTCCCTTATTTATCAAGTTATGCCAAGTTTTTGCAACAGAGCAGTAAGATCAGTTAATTTACCAGCGGCAGTTGTTGCCTGTGAAGTGTTAGGCGTAGATGCCTGCGTCGATATAGGCATTCCGGTAAGCATATCCCGTTGGAATTTAAGTTGTTCCTGCGGGTAAGCCCGTTGCTCTTCAAACTGCTTGAGGTCTGCGCCAATCCCGGCTTGCTCAATACCCTGCTGCGTTGCACCCGCTGTACCTAATGCACCAAGAGATTGCAAACCGTAGCCAGCACTAAACTGGCGGGAAGCTTCCTGTGCTGCTTGTTCCTTGTTGAACTGATCTAGCCCGGAGGTGTAGGCTGCTTGTGAACCCTTAGCCTGTATATCACCAAGCTGTGTAGCAAGCCCAGACGCTGCACCCACATTACCTATTGCTTGCCTAGACCCACCAAATGCACCTTGCTGTGAAGCTTGTGCGCCGCGCTGTGCAGTTGCAACATCTGCGGCTTGACTGGCTTGGCGTTTCTCAATGTCCGTTACACCCTGCTGGTAGGGGTTCATGTAGGACTGCTGACCCGCAGCACCTAAACCCGCAAAGGAAGCATTAGTTGGGGTGTACCCCGCAGCCGTGAGGCCACTAAGACCAGCGAATTGCTGTTGCTGTAGGTTGGATGGCCCAGCGGTCAACGGCCCCGTGTAGGCTTGATACGGTTGGTTAGCTACAGCCTCAGTCTTACCCAGCATACTTGTTACATATGGAGCAGCCCAAGGAGACAAGCTGGATGACGAGGAACTGCCAAGGGGAGCAGTGGCAGAAGGAGAAGCAACCAAGCTTCCATCCTTTCCGTCAAACCCCATAACACCCCCAGCGTTGTAAGCAATACCACCCGGCATAAATTTGTCAGGGTTAATCTTCTTTCCTTGCTTTGCATTACCTGTACGGGCCTTGCGTATCCGGGCCATCATCTGATACAGCTTCTCTGCGCCTGCATCAGAATTGCCGTTACCAAGGTGAGAGACAACATCAGCAGGAATTACAAACTCACCATGACTAAGCTTTGCGGGTTGCCTGTCATCAATGCTGGTGTTTATCTTGTCGGCCATACCGTCTGTACCTCCACGCAGATATCTTCCATGAGCAGCATACAGAATACCACCAGTTGCTCTATTTTGAGCATAATCAAAAGCGGTATTTCCACCTGTTGGGTTTGTTTGGGTAGCGGCTGCAACCTGTGCGGCAGTGACTGCATCATTGCTTTGCTGCGTTGCTAGGGTGTTGGGTTGGGTGGTGGTTGTATCTGCAAGATTAGTTGCGTTAGTTCCTCCGCCAGCAAGACTAG